TGAAGATTCATTCAGAAGCTGGTGGTCTCAAGATTTTCAAGAGGTTAGAATTATGGCGGCTTGGAAATTAGGAACACAAGTTGCGTTCCAAGAGTTTTTCGTGACTAACGGATTATCTTAATTATAAAAGTAGGGGAGCGCGTCTGTGATGGGACTTACTCCCTTACTTCTTCTAACAAATAAACAAAGAACTTAAATAATATAAAATGAGTTGTAATTTAACAGATGGTATTCTTTTAGGTTGTCGTGATAATGTCGGCGGTCTTAAAAATATGTGGATTACGGATTGGTGTAATATTGCTAGTATTACTTCTTCTACGGGAGATACTATTACGCAGATTTCAGGTACAGGAGAGTTTTATTGTTTTCAGTTAATCAGGACTTCGTCTCAACATACTGAAACAGTGAACGCTTCACTTGAAAATGGTACGATTTTTTACCAAGGTGAAACAGTGGTTTACTTCGCTAAACTAGAACAGGCTAAAAGAAATATCCTAAAAACATTAGGTCAATCTCAAAGATTAGCAATCGTTGTCGAGGACAACAACGGCTCTTTCTTCTTTTTAGGTCAAACCTACGGGGCTTACGTAACAGCGGGTACTTCCGTGACTGGTAAAGCGCTAGGTGACCAAAACGGATACAATTTAACATTCGGTTATTTAGAACCGAACCCAATGAACGAATTAAGTGGTTCCCTTCAATCTGTATTGTCGGGTATGACTTACGACGACTGCGGTGGTTGTATTTAATAAAGAATTACCAAAACAAAATATAGGGGGGTAATACCCCCTATCTTTTATCTCTTATGTTGATAATAAAAACGAACCAACCGAATACTTTAGTAGTAACAGTTTCGCAGAATAGTGAACTTACGAATCCCGAATATCTTTTTTCGTTTACTCATATATTCTCTAAAGAAAACGTAACATTTATCCCTACTGATATTTCTACTCATAAGAGTAGATACGACGAGTTTTATTTCGTCGAGGGAACTAACGCGGGTCAAATACACTTTCCATATCAAGGTCAGTACCTTTATTCGATTTGGGAACAACCTCAAGGTTCGGGCAATCTAAATCCAGCTTTAGCCTATAACGTGGTCGAGAACGGAGACGCTCAAGTATTTCCTTCTACGGCTTCTACTATGGATAGTCAATACGATATATTCATTTCTAATAACGAGGATAATTCTAATATTATCTTCGCACCAGGAGAACCTAACCCTACTCCTAATTCGACCGCAACGCCGACTCCTACCCCTTCTACTACTCCCGTATTGAGTCCGACTCCGTCTATGACTCCTACGCACACTCCTACCCCGTCTTCTACTCCGCCAGTACTATTTAATTCTTTCGTAGTAGGTACGGGTTCTACGTTTACGGACGCTTGTAATAACTTATCTACGGGTAATACTATAGTCGTTTATGCGAATATCGGAGGAGGTCAAGCACAATGTAATCCTTGTCTTCCTCTAAATTGTTTCCCTTGCGTAAATACTTCGGATACTTGGTGGTTAGACGCAGCGTTTACTATACCTCTACCTAATATGTGGATTGCTAATTGTATTGATAATAACGTATGTTCTCCTGGTTCTCAAAAGAGACAACAGATAGTAAACCAACAAATCGTAAGTGGAACCTTTACCGATTGTTAATGATTTTTCTACTAAAAAAATATATTTATAGATATGAACGAAGATAAATTACAGAACGGAGAGATACTTAAGGTTTTTGATTTCGCAACTGCGAACGTACCTATCATCGAGGAGAACTTAATAATCAATACGAGAAGCCCTTGGGTTTGGTATGGTGTTGCTAATTTAGCCCCTCAAGAACTTATCCGTCTTTATAACTCGTCTCCTACGCATAGAGCCTCGATTCAATCTAAATGGTTCGGAGTAAGAGGAGAAGAAATTAGCCTTAAGAGCGGGGAAAACGATAGATTAGTACTAACTAATAGTTTAGGAGACCCTATGTACGATTTATGGAGTAAATGCGCTCTTGACTTCATTTTATACGGAGCCTTTGCGTTGAATATAGTTTGGAGAAAAGACAGGTCAACGGGATTCGAGATGTACTATATGGACGCGTCTAAAATTAGAGCGGGTAAAAGTGATATGTTCGATAAGGTAAACGATTACTACTACTGCGCTGATTGGGCGTTTCCGAAAAAGTTTATCCCTCGTAAAATAGCAGCCTTCGACCCGAATAACTACGAAGAACAATCTCAAGTATTCTATTATACGACTCACTCGTGCGGAAATAACTATTACGCAACCCCTGGATATTGGGGTGGAGCAACTGCGATTTCAACCGAAGTGGAGATATACAACTGGTGGTTTAACAATATTTGTAATAACCTTCAACCCTCTTTATTTGTTTCCCTAAATAATGGAATCCCAGCTCCTGAAGAACGTGAGCAGATTTATAATTCGATGACGAGTAAATACGGAGGTTCTAATAATCCTGGTAAGTTGTTCCTAACGTTCGCAGAGAGTAAAGACCAAGCCCCCGAAGTAACACAGATTACTTCTAACTCGAGTGATAAAATGTGGATAGAGATGGCTGCCGCGGTTCAACAAGCAATCCTAACGAGTCATCAAATCTCAAGTCCTGAACTTTTAGGTATTATTACCCCTGGCGGATTAGGTACTCCTGACCACCTTGAGGCTCAAGACCACTTCCAACATTTAGTTATTAAACCGATTCAAACGGAAATAAAAAAGATATTTGAGAAACTCTTATTATTAAGAGACGGAAAAGAAGCCGAAATCCTTATTAAACAATTCGAGATGGTTTCTGTACCTGACGCGGCTCCTATCGAAACTATCGATATAAATAAAGATGAAGTAGTTGGAGTCGATAAAAACGAAAACATTACGAACAATAATGAGGGGTAATCTACATAATGAATTATCAAAACTTGACGTAAAAACGATTTTTGATATTGGTGCCTGTAATTTCGACGATAGTATATCGTTTAAGTTAAAATACCCTAACGCCGAAGTATACGCTGTAGAAGCTGACCCTTCAAATTATATTAAGAATTATAAAAGAGCGGAGAAGTACGGAGTTAAGCCTTTCCATTTTGCGATGAGTAATGAGACGGGTTATACAACTTTTTATCCGTCTTTATTCGAGACGGAAAAGAAAATAGAATGGAGATACGCGGGTTCGATTATTAAACCTTTACTAAAACCCGATACGAACGAATCTCTGACTCATAGAGTCGTTTACGATACGGAGGGTATAGATATACCTACTAAAAGATTTGACGAGTTCTGTGAGGAGATAAACGTGGTTAAAATCGATTTATTACATATCGATGTAGAAGGAGCCGAATATAAAGTTATGAAGTCATTAGGAAATATAAGACCAGAACTTATTTTTTCCGAAACTCATCACTATAAAGTTAAAAGTTTCGATAATGAAATTAACCTTGAAGAGTTCGACGATTTAATGTCTTCTTTAGGTTATGATATTATCGAGAGATTAGAGTACGATACTCTTTATAAAAAAAGAAATAATTAAAAGAAATGAGTAGTCCAGGAATAGTACCACAGAACGTGCTTCTCGTGTCGGAGAATAAACTTAAGAACTTTACCGACATAGACCCTAACGTAACAAGTTCAGTATTGTTGCCGTTCATCGCCGTAGTACAACAGACCAAACTTGAGTATATCATAGGTGCCAAGTACTATAAAAGTTTATTATATCAAGTTTCGGGAGGTACAATTCAGAACAATACGACCGATAATAATTTCCTCCAATACTTCGTACAGCCAATGCTTATATGGGCTGCTTATGCTGAAGCGTTGCCATCGATTTTTATGAGAATTAAAAACAACGGCATTGTAACAGGAGCGGAGAATACTATTACGATTTCCGAAATGAATTATATGCAGAAAAGAGGAGACGATAGGTCGCAGTTCTTCGAGCAGAGAATGATAGACGAAATAATCTTCAACTCTAACCTATATCCCCTTTGTTTCAACTATACTTCTAACGAAGGTCTATTTCCTCATCTTGGAAAACAATACTTCAGTGGAGTACATTTAACGAACGGAAATTGGACGGATAGTCCTGGTTATATGATGAAGAATTACGGATTACCTTATTATTCAGACCCGACGTACGCGTGTTGTGGTTGGTAAACTAAAATAGAAATGAACGATACTTTAATACTTTTTATATCTAATACTTTAACCGCTTTAGCGGGGTGGTTCGTAGGTCGTAAGAGGCAACAAGCTGAAACCGATAATCAAACCCTTAAAAACCTCGAATTAGCGGTTAATATTTATAAGAATCTTATAGATGACTTAAAGGAGGAAATCCACCAACTAAATCTCAAGATTCAGGAGTTAGAAAGAAAGGTCGACGAACTACACGCCGAGAATAAAAAATTAAAAGCAAACTTATAGTATGCCTATCCCGAAACCACAGAGCGGAGAAAACGAAAGTGAATTTGTGAGTCGTTGTATAAGTAAAATTATCGACGAATACGACCAATCCCAAGCCGCTGCGATTTGTTATAATACTTATAGACAAAAAGAAGAGATGAGTAAAAAAGAAGAGATATTCGTTTTACAACCACGTAAAACAGAGAATAGAGGTCAATACCTCTCAAGATGTTCTAATCATCCGAAGATGAGAAAACAATATCCTATGATGAAAAAAAGATTAGGCTTTTGTCTTAACTCGTTTAACGAATATTATAGATATTGGAACAAATTAGATTTCGAGGAAGTACCGAAGGATTCGGCTTTAGGGTCTTGTATTGCTAAAGAAAAATCTAAAGGGTTCGATTATAAGGAGGCTTATAGAAGATGCGCTAGTAAGGTCGTAGTACCTAATACTCCCGTAGTTATGAGTGATACTGATAATTTATTGATTGAACCCGTTGAGTTCGGAGAAATGAACGTATTAGGTTATAATACGAAGTATTTTTATATCTGTCCTGGAGCTGTTGCTACTTTCGAGCATCTTATAAGTATGAATCCCGACGAAGAAACTGCGGGAATGATTAGAAGCGCGGCTCAAGTAGCAGACAACGTATTCGAGATAGAGGCTAAAGTTCTCGAGGATAAAGAAGCCTCCGTAGAACAATTAAGACAAGCGGAAATATTAGTAGACGATTTCTACGATATTATCCACGAAATAGACGAAGAAGTAGGTATGATACACGACGTATCGTATATGGACGGACATTTAGAAAAAATTGCGTCCTATATTAAAGAATATATGGAAGAAGCGGGTAATCCGTGTTGGGAAGGATACGAACAAGTCGGAACTAAAGAAGTAGACGGGAAGATTGTTCCTAACTGCGTTCCCAAAGAAAAACAAAAATAATTTATTTATTTTTGGAAAACTACGTGTAGTATTATATTTGATAGTAATAGGGTTTATTTCTGTTTGTGCTCTCATTCAGGTTTATTTTTTTTACCCCTATTTTTTATCTATCCAACATATCCTATAAAAAAGCCCTCATCTCGAGGGCTTTTTTTTATTCACTTATAATCTGTTTATGATTTTTAACGAAGTCGAACTCGTCCGTGAGTTTTTTTCCTAATTTAAGGAGGGCTAGTAAGTGTTCTAATTTCTCAATATCGTCCCAATGGGCTCCCCCCTGATATTCGATATTACCTAAAGTAAGATTAAACCTTTCTTTAATAGTGTAACCTGTTTTCATAGTCGTTAGTTTTTATTTTGATAGATTAAGTTTCTGCCTTGTAGTTCGACGTAGAAGGACATAGCGGGCTTACCTAACTTACGATTTATCATAGTCATAATATCCCTTCCTGCGTTTAGGTCTTTCATTTTAGAATGACCTATAACTGCGAACTCGTCTCTGTCTTCTCTCTCACGAGTTATAACGAATAGTTCCCCCGAAGCATTAACGTACTTCCATACGGAATGTCCGTCGTAATCACCCGCTTCTCCTAAAACGGATTCTATTTGAGATTGAGGTACTTGAAGTAAAATCCAATTAAAAGATAATACGGGTTGTTCTTGAGTAGTCATATCGGTTTTTTTTTTATAAAGGTAATAAATTAAATTGATACTAGTAAACTTTTTTTACGTTTTTCCAAATAACCCCAACGCTTTCTATAAAGATTTAATAGAGATTCTCTCTCTGTTTTTAATTCTTCGAGCGTATATCCCCAACTAGTAAGTCGGTCTATAACTACTAAATTACCTTTTTCCCATTGTTCTATTCGAGAGTGTAATTCTCCGATTAAATTAGATAGTTCCCTTTTTTTCATATCGTATTTTATTTCTACGAAGGTAAGAAAAAAAATCATACTAGAAAAAAAAGTATAAAATATTTTAGTAGTCCTTTACCTTTTAGTAGTACTATAGTATATTTATTGATATAAACCTTAAAAATAAAAAAAATGAGAAGCACAATTTTATCTTACGAAGAGTCGAAGAGAAACAACCGACTAAAAGAATTACACGCTAAAAAAGTAAACTCCCTATTAGTGAGCGGAAGTACGGGAGAATTAGAATCTTGGAAAGTAGAAGATTTATTCACTAAAGTCGATTCTAAAAGAAACGATATTGAGAGAATGATTCAATACGATTTAGATAATAAAATAGGTAGTAGATGCGACGGGCTTACCTATCTTGAAATCGAACAATTTAATAACACTTATAATAACTTTAGATAATATGATTGCTATTAA